ACTTTTGTTTTCATTACATCAGGTTTACCTTTTGTTGTGAATTCAATCCTCTTAATAATAGTTCTTACATTTTCAGTTGTAAGAAATACATCGTGAGAGGTTAAATCAATTATTTTTTTAACTCGTCTCCAATCTTTAATTTTATCATTTATTGTGTCTTTAAATATATACAATATTATCACAGCAAATGTTAAAAAAGGTGTTAATTTTTGTGTTAATGTTGTTATATCTATTACTTCCATTTATATTAAATTATTTCTTTTATTATTTACTTATATAAATATCTTATTATATTAATAAGTTATATAAAAAAACAAAAAAAAAAACCATAATAAGTTATTATGGTTTTTTTTCTTGTTAATATTTAATTTAAAATAATAGAGTTCTCCACATCTCTTGGCCAGAATGTCTCATTATATACAGATAATCTAAACCATCAGCTGTAGTAACTATTTCCATTCTATTACCAATTAAAGGTGTACCATGAGCATACGGTGGCATCCCAACTACATCAACTTGAAATGAATTTATATTCAAAGCAAGTGTTCTCATGGTAGCAACCGCATCTCCACGATGAATAATAATATTATCACCACCATCATAAGCATACATAGAACCTGTTGTAAATATTTCAGTGTGTGGTTGAGTATTTATTGCCAAATCCCATATATTTGTTGTGATATTATATCTATCAAATAAGTTAGAACCACCACCGCGAGGTGAAAACATATATCTACCTTTATTTACTATATCAGTACCGTCATAAACCCACAAAAGACTAGTACCTAAACCTCTAGGTGGAATTTCATAAATAACATATGTTGATGTTGTATCTGGTGCTACTGTGAAAACACCAACCATAGTTAACGCATTAACAGTATTACTTAATACAGATAATTCTTGACCAACACCAGCACCTGATGTTATTCTAACACGTTTACCAGCAAATTTATTAATATCCCAAGTTTTTGTTGAATCAGTTAAAACAGCATTTGTTGTATTAGTCACTGTAGTTAATAAACCATAAGTACCCATGATTTTATAATTTGTTGATGTATCTGGCGTAAATGTCTGTGTTAAGTAGGTAAGCGTATTATTTGTATTACTAACAATTGCAACTTCTTGACCAACTCCTGTCCCAGAATTTATCCTAAACCTACCACCAGCAAACTGGTTATTTCTCCAGTTTTTAGTTGTATCAACTAGAGTAGTTAACGAACCACTAGTTGCATACCCATTTGTTTTTTGATTATTAATTAAATTTAATTGAGCTGAACCAAAGGCTTCTGGTTGTGTTATTGAATATCTAGATGTACCATTTACTGCGGCAGTACCTAAAGTAGCTACAGTAAGTGTGTTTAGTGTATTTGAAATAATTCTTCTAGATTGAGTTGTAGGGGCCGTACCAGCAGTATTTAATACAACAATTTTACCAACATGCTCATTAACATTCCAAGCTTGAGTTGTATCAACAATAAGTGTAGTTGATTGTGCAAATGCACCTACAGCACTAGCTGTTGCTGTTAACACAACATCAAAAGTTGTTAATGAATCAATAGCTAAAATAGGGTACGAAGTATTCCATGCCGCTTCTGTACAACCACTTATGGTTATCACATCACCAACAACTAAATTAGTATTTTGTACTGTTGTAATTCTTCCTACAGTACCTACAGATAAAATATTAACAGTCAAACCATTATTACCACCACCAGAAATAATAGTAGTTGCTTTACCAGCACCAGTTGTATAAGTTAACCCAGCCGCATATAATGAAACAGATGTCACAACACCAGAACCACTAACAGCGGTTACCCTTCCTTTACCAATAGAACCACCAGTTGTAATATTAAATAAGTCACCCACAGCATAACCTGTCCCACCAGCTGTTGGTGTTGCTGCCAATGATGTTATCCCACCAGTATTTCTTACACCTGTAACCAATGCATATGCGTCTTGACCAAAATAACTAACACTAACGTTAATTGTTTGCCCAAAGTCAACGTTAGGTCCTTGGTACCAGTAATCATAAGGAACAGAATATCTATACATTGCAGCCGATGCATTTCCTACTAAATAAATTTCAGCGGTATTTGGCCAAATTTCGAATCTCGATGTTGAATCTGGTTGAATATCAAAATTTCTAGCTATTTCTAGTGTATTAGTTGTATTACCAACAATACGATATCTACCACCAGCACCTGGACCAGATGTAATTCTTACCATTTCATTCTCTAAATCACCTACAGGGTAAGTAGCACCAGAAAAATAAATTGTTCTAGTTGATGCCGAAGTTACTGTTTGAGCTGAATAATAAATCCCACCATGTTGACCAGTTCTCTCAATAGTAAAATCTGTACCAAAAGCACTTGGAACTAAACCACCTAATGCTGTTTTTGTATTCCATGTATCTGAAAGAATATCATAAAATTGCATTGACGACCATGGTGCTGTAGCTAGTGATGAAAATAAGAAAATTCCTCCAGATTCAATTGTAAATGAAGAAGAATCATTTGGAATAATTGCAAGTGTTCTATCTAAAGAAACAATTGTTGATTCAATATAATACGTTGTTTGTGAACCAGCCACTACACTTGGTGCGGCATATGGTGCTACAATTGAGAATGGTGTATTATTCCAAACTTCTAATTGATTATAATTAATATCGTAAAAATACAATGTATTAGCGTCATTATAAAGTACTTTTCTAATTTGAGATTGACCAGTGTTATAAACCAAACGAACACTATAACCAATCCATTGATTAATTTCCCATTTTTTAAGTGAATCTGTAATTAAGTTAACTGTTGCTGTTGTAGCAACACCATTATCACCTATGCTATTAGCTGTTGACCCAGTAATATATGCTTCTTGACCAGCCCCTAAACCTGATGTGATTCTAATCTTATAACCATTAAAAATATTACCTTGTAAACTAGGTATTTCTAAGGTTGTATTTGTCCCTCCCAAAATATTACCAGAATACCCATTGAAATTAGCAAATCTCATTGAGGATGTTACTGATGGAGTGACATTAGGTGTTTGTAGTTGTTGCCATGAATCCATTTTTGTATCATATCTCCAAAAAGTTGTTGATAAATAATACATATATCTAGAATTTTCTGATTCTTCACTAACACATAAAGTACTTAATGCTTGTGTTGCTACTGGGGCGAACCTTAACCATTCCCATACTGGAAGGTCTACTTGTGGGACTAAGTTATTTGTAACTGCCATATTTTTTATTTTTTATTTTTTATTTTTTATTATGTGAATTTTAAATTTGCTCTAATACCATTTGCATACGCTAGTCTAGCGGCATCTATAAATTGATATCTTGGGTCAACACCACCATAACCAGCGATATTGGTTACTGTATTAACATTCGCATTTAATAATGTAGCTGTTGGTTGTACTGCCGTAACGTTTAACGCAGTTGCTGTTGGTTGCGAAACAGCAATAGTAACGGGTACCGCATCAATCGTTACTCTTTGTCTATTCTGGGAATCTACAGTTGCAATAGAATCAAGTAATTTTACCATTCTTCTAAGCAATAGTATAGATTCATCTGTTGCTGGGTTTACTGTTACTCCACTAGTATTTAAAATATTTAGTGAATCCGATGGTGGTATATACGACATAATTTTTTGTTTAATTATAAATATAAGGTAACTATGAAATTTGTAAACTAAATCACGTACCAATTGTTATTATATGATTGTAAATCTAACGATACATTTTTCCTAGCAACTATAACTGATGTATCTCCATCAATTAATTGACCAGAGAAAGGTGATAGTGTTTCAACACCAATATTTATATTTTTTATTGTTATAAATCTTCCATTGCTAATAATTTGAGGAAGTGTAATTGTAATAGGTGAATTTGAATCAACAATTACAATTTGGTCTATATTAGATAATGTTGTGCTACTAATAACTGTAGAAATTGGTCTAGGACTATTTGAACCACTTGAACCAGTCACAACATTACCTAATGAATCAACACCTAAATTAGCAATAGAAGTACCACCACCTAATGCAATTATATTAAGTGTATTAGCTGTAACACCAGAAGTAAAATTAGTTCCTCCAGATACTGTACCTCCAGTAAACGAAGTAATACCAGTAAGATTACTACCATTACCAAAAAATGTTGTTGCAGATAAAACACCATTAACATTATAATTACCATTTAATGTTTTACTATTCTCCCAAAGTGTTGTCCCACTATTATATATTAAAATATCACCATTGGTTCTTCCAGTTACATTAACATCGTGTATCTCATGTAATTCATACCCATTTTGAATTTGATACTCTATATATCCATTAGTTGGAGAAGTTCTAACTACCTTACCAATATAAACTAAATGATTTGGTGCGTATGGTTTAATATTTGTAATATAACCAGCATTAGTTGGGGATAAATAAATTGTTTGTCCATCAGATAAAGTATCTATTGTGAATGGATGTGTTGCAGAAGTCCTTGTATCTAAATTAGTTACTGAACCAATTGTTACTACATCACCATGTGCGTTGTTAGCAATATCATTTTTTAATACACCAAATGTTCTAGCTGATGTCATCTCAGAGTTCGCTTGTGCTAATAGTATTGTAGGTTTATTTCCCGTTGACCCATTCATATATACTACTTGACCTCTATACATATCTGAACCACTTTGGTTACGACAATTAACCACGAATTCAGTCGCTACTGCCGATATACCAGTTAGATTAGAACCATCACCATAATAAGTTGTAGCACTTATTGTATTAGCGGTTAATCCATTTGTAAATGTTGTTGGGCCAGTCACCGTTCCACCAGTAAAAATACCACCACCACCTATAGTTCCAGTTACAACATTACCTAATGAATCAATACCTAAATTAGCGATAGAAGTACCGACACCTAATGTACTTATATTAAGTGTACTAGCTGTTAAATTACCATTTATTGTTAAATTACCATTAATAGTGTCACCAGTTCTAGCTACTCTATCCCACCCTATAGGAAGTATAGAACCAGCTGTTGTTCCAGATGCATAAAGTATAACATCACTAGTATTTATTGCTAATTCACCTAATTGTAAATCACCAGCTGATGGTGTCTTACCAGCAATATTTGAACGTTTAAGTAAAAACGTATTCTTTCTATTTGCCATGTATATAATGGGATATGTTAAAATCTCTATAAAGAGTTATAATTTTGGGTTATGTAACCTCTATAAAATAAATATGCACAATCCGTAAATTGTGCATATTATAATTATTAAATTTTTAATGTTAACCTCTTAGTAAGTGTTCATTATTATGTTCTCCACGACCAAGACGATAAAAGTGTTCTCACTCCCTTTCAATTAATCGTTCTGATTGACCAATATAAACTTTTTTATTTATTAGATTTGTAATTTTGTAAATACCTTTCATTTTTTTTTAATTTTAAAAATTAGTAAATACTTCGGTTAAATTAAATCATCGGTCTATCAGTATTGACCCCCATCTAACGTATCAAATTCCGTAAGCACTCTAACACCATTTGGTCTATTAATATCAGTACTTCTAAGTATTATATCATTTAATTGAGTCACCAAACCTCTATTAGAATACCCAGTAGATGCGGTATATTCTAAAATATTTGGAATTTGAGTAGAAGTTAAACCAGTAAATGTATTCAACGCTCTAATATCCAAATTAACATTACCACCATTCAACCCATTACCATCTTGAAATGTAAAACCAGCACCTATAGATGTAGCTGTTGTGTTCCCAGTCGGATTATAGTTAACGGTAATATTTGGGTCTTCTACATACAATTGAGATGTGAATGCAGAAATTGCGTTTCCTAATACAACTAAATCACCTTGTATTATAGCATCCCCAGAAACATTTAAACCACCCGTACCAACACTAACAGAACCATCAGAAGGAACTGAAAAAGTATTTGTTGTTGTGTTATATGTAAACCCAGCTTCATCAGTTAAAAATCCACCAACACCAACATAAGGAATTCTACCAGCAGTTAAATTAGAGAAGGTTAAACCAGATACAGAATTAAACGATTGATTTAATGTGTCACCACTATTATTTCTAAGTGTAAATGTGTTATTTGCTGGGTTATAGGTAAATCCAGTTGTAAATACATCAGTAAAAGGTAAATTATAAGTACCATTTGGTATTACTGAATTATACATCAATCCAATAATACCATTTATATTATTATTTGAAGGAGGTGTTGTAATTGTACCACCAGTAACATAAGAATCACTTACACTAATTCCACTTAAATCAATAATGTAGTCACCACTAGGACCACTATTCTTTTTAAATGTTATTTGTTTTGTTGTATTATTGTAAGTACCACCAGTAGTAAAAGTATCTAGAGTTGTTATAAAAAACGGACCATTAGGTGGTGTTATGTTATATAATAACTGAGCATTTTGTGTATTCGTGTTATTATTAGATGATGTTATTGTATTACCAGTAACATAAGTATCAACACCAGTAATACTAGAAATATTAGCTAACACAAAACCGTTTGTTGTACCAGATAGGAATTTACCAGCTAAGTTAGAAACACCACTATATGATGTAATTTGGTTTCTAATTTTTAAGTTATAAAGGTTAGAACCAACCTCAAAGAAATTTGCGTTTCCGTTTGGTCCAGCTGGTACCCAATCGTTTGTTCCACTAGTAACCCCAGAGAACATCATTATCCCAGATGCCGTATTAACTATCGGTTCACCAACCAACAAAGTAGCACCCGAAAAAGGTGCGGCTGAATTTTGATTATTTTTTAAAATAAACCTAGTACTTCTATTTGCCATTTTTTTTTATTTTTTTTGTATTATTTTTTAAAAACTACCCCCATGTAATATATCGTTAGTAACAATAGAATTGTTTGCTGTTATTTCCCTATATTCTCCTAGTGAATCTAAACCTAAATTTAAATTAGGTGTATTTATTTTTATCGAAGATGTCCAAATAGTTGAAGAACCGCTAACAGTATTTATATCTCTAAATCTCTTTAAATTAGTACCAATATCTATTTCTTCATCGTTTTCTGGTGTAATACTAGTATTAAAAATAGTTTCACCATTAGATAAATGAATCTGTGAATCACCACTACAACTAATTAGGTTATTACTAATTACAGCAGTACACGCACTTATAACTTCGTTACTAATTAATAACGGCTCAATTATAAATGTTTCGTTTATATCCGAATGATATAGTGGTTTAAAATTATTATCCATATTATTTAAGTTGTGCTACCCATAATTTTAAATCCACCTAATGTTAGTGAATTTTTATATACTCTTATTGAAACGTTATCATTAGAATTTACTATTATTGGTGAACCCATCACCAAACCATCAAATTGACCAACACCATTAACTAATATTACAATTCTGGTAATATTATCTATATCAGATATTTGAGTGAAATTAACACTATACGGACAAATAAAAGAAAAATTAGTATTAGATTGTGGTTTAAATATAAAACTATATGTAACTGTATTCCCTACTTTTAACGGTTCTACCATAATATTCTTATAATTTCTATTTTCTTGTACTTCAATTGTTGTTATACCTCTATTTGTTGTTGGTATTACCTCAAAATCATCTTCATCCAAAATATAACCCAATAATTTCATTTCAAATAATTGAACATAAAATCTTCTATTTTCAAAATCATCAATATTACTCTCATCACCAATAGATTCTAAATGAAGTGGCATTGGATGACCATTTACACTGATATAACATTGTCTAGATTGAAAAGCTCTTTGTATTAATCTATTAAATTTATTCAAATCTTTCATCCTATTTGTAAACATTCTAACCTCATACGACATATCAACTGAAGTTGGTTGTGGTATTTTATATAAATCAATTCCACGTCTAACACCATCCCAAGTCGGTACTTTCATATAAGTATAAGTTCTATTTACTGGTATATTCCATAACCCAGCTTGGTTCTGACCTTGTTGAATATCTGGTTTTCTAACAACAGTAATAAAAGGTAATTCTATATTCTTAAATTTATCTGAAAATTGCCAAGTCTTACTAAATTCTGTCCATCTTTGTATTGTTAAAAATATAATAGGGACTTTCTCCCCATCAACAGATAAAGACATTCTTTCGTCAGATTTTAAAAATTCTAAAAAATTTTGGTCCATATCCTCCTCCAATACACCTTTTGGTAAAAATGTACCTCTATCAGAAATGTCATCTAATATTTCTTGTCTTCTCTCAAAACCAACTTTCTGTTGATTTATATTAATATTGGTTATATACCCTTTAGGTATTGCCATAATTTATAATTTTTTAATTTTTATACACCCCTAAATTCATTAGCATCAATAGCTGCACATTTTATTGTTCTAAATGCACCTTTATACCCCATTATTGTGTGTTTATTATCATAATTCTTAACTCCATCATTAACAACACTAAAATACCTAATTTCCGTTTCAGTAACTGGATAACCTACGTAGTCACCATAACTAATTTGAACATCTAACTCACTTAATTGTGAATCATAAATACCAAATGTAAAATTACCATCCTGTAAATATCTTAAAGAACCATTTCCATTATATGTTTTGTTTTCAGCCTCTTCTAAAATAGGTACTACTTTTAATTCAACTGGTGAAAAATAACGTATACCATCTTTTGGTGCCTCACCATACAAATTATCCGATGAAGAATTTTCCCTATCAACACGGTATAAAATAACCGTAAAATTTTGACCCTCAATAGCTTCACGGCCCATACTTATTTCTAGATTAAAATCTTCTTCAGAGAAAAAGCGATTTATACGTGTTATAGGATTAATCTTATTATTTTTACTATCCATATTTATTTATTTATTTTATTTTTTATTGTTTTATTAATATATTGATAACTACAACCATAAATATCAGCAATATCAACTTGTGATAAACCATTTTTTAAATATTCTTTAATATCTTCTAAATTAATATTATATTTATTTGATGGTTCTTTTTAATATAAATATTTACATTTTTATTATTAACACAATAACTATTGATTTTTATTAATTTTTTTAATATATTTGATAAAATAATTAAGTTATAAAAAATAAATAAATAAATTGATTTCACTTGATGACATACGAGGCCGCTCAGCTTTATCCTTTCTAGAAAAATATGAAGGTATAAACCCATATCTTAGAAAATTAAAGGGTGAATATTTAAAAAATAAAAAATTAGCTCTTACTGAAAACCAATCAAAATATATTATAGATAATCACGAAAGAGAACCACAATATATAAATAGAGTAATTAGTATAACACCTTATTTAGGTGAAGAACTAAAAAAAATTGATAATCTACCATTCACACCAGAAAAAATACTAATTGAATTTATTTTGGCTGAAACAGATAAGAGTTACCACGTTTATGGCAAACTTAAACAAAATCAAAAAGAATCCAAAATGTATTGGATTCCTAAAACACAAGTTAATGACGACCCTTATTTTGAAAAAATAGATGTAGATGTCGATTTTACAAAATATAATGAAATACTTAGTAAATACGGTAAAACACTCTACAAACACCAAGAAGATGGTATCAAGTTTTTATTATCTAGAAATGGGTGTATCTTAGCTGACGACATGGGACTTGGGAAATCCTTGATTATCAGCACTTTAGCTATAACACCTACTGGAACTAAGAGATTTGGTGATTTAAAAGTTGGTGATAGAATAATTGGTTCTAATGGTAAACCGTGTAATATTATAGGTGTTTATCCGCAAGGTGAAAAAGACTTATATAAAGTAACATTTAATGATGGGTATAGTATTTTATGTTGTAAGGAACATTTATGGACAGTATCTTCATGTAATTCTGGTGAAAATTCTAAAAATAGAGAAAATAGATATATAACACTTAGTACTGAACAAATGTTAGATGAAAACCTAATATTAGAACAAATTGGTACTGGTTGGAATGAAAAACGACCATATAAGTTTAAAACATATTATAAACAAAAAAATGGTGATTCTAAATGGCAAATTCCAATTGTTAAACCAATTGAATTTGAAAATAACGATGTTTTACCGATTGAACCTTACTTATTAGGTGTTGCGTTGGGTGATGGTCATTTTGATAGTAAAAACAATATTAAAATAGGTATACATAAAGAAGATTTTAATGAGATATTTGAAACCTATGATTTTATTGAACGAAAGCCTACTGGAAATATCAGGATAGCTTATTTCAAAATACTAAACCATATAAATAATTTAGGTTTATCTGATACACATTCAGATACTAAATTCATTCCAGAAATTTATAAATATTCTAGTATCGAAAATAGACTTGCGATATTACAAGGTCTTATGGATACTGATGGTCATTGTATGAAATCAAAAAACGGTGAATTCAATGGTACTGAGTATTGTACCGTATCTGAAAGATTAGCTGATGATGTTGCGGATATTGTACATTCTTTGGGTGGTATTGTCAGAAAGAAAAGTAAAATTGGTTCATATAAAAAAGAAGATGGAACAAAAGTTATATGTAAACGTGCCTATAGATTAAATATTAAAATGCCAGAACAATTCAATCCATTCAGATTAAAAAGAAAGGCTAACGATTATAATCCTCCTACAAAATATAAAATTGGTAGATATATTAAAAATATCGAACCTTGTGGTAAAGGTGAATCGGTTTGTATTGCTGTAGATGCACCAGATAAATTATATGTTGTTGAGAATGCGATTGTAACGCATAATACAACTCAATCAATTATTGGTGCTATTGAGAGTGGTGCTGAAAGAATTCTTATTGTTACAACTTCATCAACAAAGATTAACTGGGAACGTGAAATAAAAGTTTTTTGTGATGAAACAACAATTATCGATGGAAAGAAATGGGATGTAAGTAAATTTACTATTATAAATTTTGATATTTTAAAGAATTTTCATACACTACCACCTACTAGAAAATTAAAAGAAGGTGAAGAAGAACCAAATCAAATTAGAGATTTAGTCAACGCTAAATTTGATTTATGTATTGTGGATGAGGCACATAATTTAAAAAACAATGAGAGTATTAGAGGTAAAATAATGGTTGATGTTTGTGTTAAACACAATATACCAAAAGTGTGGTTACTTACTGGTACACCAGTAGCAAATAGACCTATGGATTTCTTTAATCTTTTAAAGTTAATTAAGTCACCTATAGCTAATAATTGGAAACACTACGCTGTTAGATACTGTGATGGTAAACAGTTCTTTAGAACGCTTAAAAATGGTCAAAGAAAGCAAGTATGGATAACTGATGGTGCGTCAAATTTAGAAGAATTATCAAATAAAACAAAAAATTTATTATTAAGGCGTTTAAAAACGGAAGCTATCGACATGCCAGATAAAATAGTAACCCCTATGTACCATCAATTAGATTCTAAGGGGTGGAAGATGTACCATCAATTATGGGATGAATATGTTGAAATGAAAAAGAAATTAGGTAAAAGGACTAATGAGTCACAAAAAGATTTGGTTGAATTAATTTTATTGAGACAATTTATTGCAATTCAAGCAATCCCATACACTATTGAAATGGTTGAAAATGCTTTAGAAATGGGTAGAAAGGTAATTATTTTTACTTCATTTTCAGAAGAACAAGATATAATTGCGAATCATTTTGGTAAATTGGCTGTAAGACATAATGGTTCGTTATCAAATGCTAAAAAACAACATTCAGTTGACCAGTTCCAGAATAACGATAAAATAAAAGTATTTATTGGTAATATAAAGAGTGCTGGTGTTGGAATTACACTTACACAAGCTACTGTTGTAATATTTAATTCATTTGATTGGGTAACTGGTAATAATGAACAAGCTGAAGATAGGTCGTTCAGAATTGGGCAAAAGAACGATGTAAACGTTTATTATCAATTATTTGAAGACACGATTTCAGTTAGGATGTGGGAAACTTTAAAACAAAAAAAACAAGTAATTAACACAATATTAGGTGTTGATAATACATCAAAAGAAGATGAAACTGATTTATTAATTCAAAAAATGTTAGATGGTGAATTATAACTTTTTACGTTTAATTTTATTTCTATTTAGATTACCTTCATAATAAACATCATTAATCACCCTAGTAGTACTCCACATAGGTCTTAAATTTTCCAATGCGTTGACAACACTAGGGTGCTCAGTTGTGTCAAAACTACTTACTGGTTTAATGTGGTCAACATGCCACTCACCATGATTATCCCATGACATACCTTCTGTGAATAACAGCTCAATATGTTTTTTAAATTCTAAGGCAGAGTACCCAAGAAGGTCTATTGTGTAACCTTCTTTTTTAGTGTTTAATCGCCATAGTGACATTTTAAGAACGCTTCTCCACAAACCAACATGTTTATTTTTTAATCTATATTCTCGTCTTTTATCTTGGTTTTTTTGATTGTATTCTTTTTTATAATTATTTTTACATTCTTTACATTGACAATAATAACCATCTTTACCTAATTTATTAACGTGAAATTCAGTAATTGATTTCTCAATATTACATTTAGTACATATTTTACTTTGCATTTGGAATAACTTTAAAATCAATGTTATATGGTGTTGAATCTTCTAAGTAAAATTGAACATAACCATAAGTCATATTATTTTCTTTATTAAATAATATATCTGACACAATGGTTTCAAAACCTAAATTCTCTTTTAATGCATCTTCTAAAACTTTTTTAAGTGTGTCAGTAAATTCGAATAATCCATTGGTTAAAATTTTATTTAAAACCATTTTAGTTAATAATATTCTAATTGATTTTTCTTGTGCTAAATAAACACCATCTTCGATACAATTAATATCATCATTTATAAAATTAACTATTTTATCACTCATTGATAAAGACTCAATTTTGCATTTATTTTTAAACTTATGTTTAAGTTCAGAATTTATTCTAATTTTTATTTCCGTTTCTTTCATTTTAATTAATTTAATTAAATTATTATTTGTGGTAACATTGTACCCACATTAATAAATATATTAATATTTTTAAAAATTAATATATTTACTTTCTTTTTAAAAATATTTATCATTGTAATAACGAACAATCAGAAGATAGGTCGTTCAGAATTGGGCAAAAGAACGATGTAAACGTATATTATCAATTATTTGAAGATACAATATCAACAAGAATGTGGGAAATGCTTAGAAATAAAAAAGATATTATCTCAACCATTATGGGTGAGAAAAAATTAACAGATGATGAAATAACTGATTTACTATCAGAACAATTAATAGAATAAAATATGGTAACAATTTATGGATTTAAAGACTGTCCTTACTGTACTGAATTAAAGGACATATTAACAGCCGAAGGTATCGAGTTCAAAGACGTTGACGTTAACCTTCCAGAGAACGAAGAAGAGTTCAACAAGATTATGGAAATATCAAAAGCGGAAGAAGTTCCAATTGTAAAAGTGGGTAAACAATTACTAGTCCCAAATGTTTCATTTAAATCGATTCAAGAAGCTTACTACTTAACTATCAAATTATTAAGCGACTCAAACACATCTTCAAAATAAGGTATTCGTTTAAGATTTATTTTATTAACTAAACAAAATTTGTTTTTAATTGAGTCATTTTGTTTAGTTAATAAAAACGATTTTTCACCACCAAATCTATTTACTGGTTTATAATGCTGTATACCATCAAATTCAATACATGTGTTATAGTCTGGCAAATAAAAATCAAATTGTAAAACTTGTATATTCTTACAATTTGGAAATGTGTGTTGTTGCTTGAATTTAACACCATTTTTAATTAAATATTCTCTAATTTTCTTCTCCCCTTTTGATTCTTTACAAATAGGGCAACCATTACCTCTTAGATGCATATTAGGTGTTTGTGTAAAAACACCATGTTTCTCACAAACGATTTCTATTTTACTTTTTGAATCTTTATAAACTGTTTTCGAATAATCGTATTTATCACCATGTTCCATTTTAGCGTCTTTAACAAAAGTATCTGTTGTTTTATTTAAACCAATACATTTTGGACAACCTTGCCCATATAAATGAGCATAAGATAGTTGTTCAAAAACACCATGTTCTGGACATATTATTTTAATTTTAGTTTTAGCGTTAACGTATTCAACTAATGAATAATCGTATTTTTTTTCATGAATAAATTCAGCTTTTTCAATAAATTGTTCATTACTTTTTCTAGTTTTAATAGAAACGGTAAGATATCTGCACTTAGGACAACCTTGTTTTCTAGTAACATGATGATGCGGTGTTTGCTCAAATTCACCATGAATTGGGCACATTATTTTAACTTTATTTTTAATTCCATTATAAGCGATTTTAGAATAATCATATTTATCGTTGTGTATAATTCTTGCTTTGCTTATAAATTTAATTTCTTTTTCCATGTTAATAAATATCTACAATATTGTTAAAAGATATATTTAGTACTTATTCATAAATAACAAAGAAATTTTTGGGTTAATTCTATTTTTTCTTATATTTATAAGAAAAGAAAAATATGGGAATTAGTTTAGACGAAAAAGAAAAGTTGTTCCGTCAATTAAGACATTCATTAGGTGCACCTATACGCCAAATTGAATTAACAGAAGACCAATTATGTACACTACTAGAAATATGTATAGAAGATTACGCACAATATGTTCAAGAATGGTTAATTGAACATCAATGGCAATCTTTGTTAGGTCAAAGTATTGACACTACTGATATGGCTTTCGCCTTGAGTGTAAGAAGTTTTGATTTCATGACTCAATATACCTATGCATATTCAAAACAAGTTGGTTTACAAACCAATGGTCCATGGGAACTTAAAAAAGACTATGTTGAATTAGAAGCTGGTAGACAAGTTTATCAAATCCCAGCTGGACGTGAAGTTAATGAAGTACTTTGGATTACACCACCAGCTACTAGTCAAGCTTTATTAGCTAACTATGGTGGTATTGATTATGGTTTTGGTGGTGGTTTCTCACAAATTGGTGGCGGTGTTGGTACTGGTGGTCAAGGTGGTGCTGCTCGTTCTGGTTATTATATAGCACCAGCTTTTGATATTTTATTAACTGCTGCTGATATGAATTTAAAGAATCGTATTGTTAGAAGTGAACTTGTTTATAAAATAACTGCTGGTCCTAATGGAACAAAACTATTACATTTATTGAGTACACCTGGTTCTAAACTATCATTTGGACAAGGTATTGGTGGAGTTGGTAGTTCAATTAATATGACTGGTTGTCAAGTATGGTATTTTTATTATGATACAACAAATGGTGATGCTGATGCGTGTAAAAAAGACAACCCAGATATTATCAAAATGCCTAATCAAGTTCCTTTATCTAAATTAGATTATGCTGATTTTAATGAACCTACAAAAACACTTATTCGTCAATTATTTATTGCTGAAGGTAAGCGAACACTAGGTAGGGTTAGAGGTAAATTTGGTGGAATTGTTGGTGTGGCTGAAGCAGAAAGAACTATGGATTACGATACATTACTTTCTGAAGGTAACGAAGAAAAAAGAGCTGTATTAGAAAGACTAGACGCTAGGTTAGAAAGATTATCAAGTACAAATCAACTTCAACGTGGTGCAGATGAGGCAACTAATCTAAACACCGCATTACGCTTTAGACCAATGGGGTTCTGGGTATATTAAATAAAAAAAGAGGCTTAATTGCCTCTTTTTTTATTTATTAAAATCCCCATTCATCTTCTGGTTCTTCTTTTTTTGTTTCTACTATTGGTTGTACTTCAGCCTTCCAATAACCAGAAGTTTCTTCTGGCGACATAGGTTCATAATCATCTGGTATTTCACCGAAAGTGTCATCATATTCATCATCCAATCGTAATTCTTCGTCATTCCTAACAACATTACCATTTTCATCTTCTTCTAATTCATCCTCATCTTCATCACCCTCAGAATAAACTCGTTTCTTTTTAACAACAACTTTTTCTTCTATAACTATTTTTTCAGCTTTTTTTACAACTTTTTCAATAACACCATCGATTGGTTGATAAACAACTTCTGTTTCATATTCAGACAACCCTCCTTCATCAACGCTCACAAACATATCATACGTTTGACCAGTCATTATATTACATTCAACAACGTAATCTAACCATTGTTCATATCTATCATCAGAGTTATTATTACCAATCATTTGATAATATTTATCTCTATCTATTGCATTTTTTTCATATTTAAAAATATCTAAAATATGACATAAAGGTTCACCCCACTTTCTAGAAATAAGGGTACCATCACCATTTTCACTAACATCACAAATAATGAAAATATCTTTTTGTAAATCACCAGTTGTTTTAATTAGATTTAACTCTTTAATTTCTAAGTGTTTAAAAATATCATCAAGGGTATCTTTTTCATGTTTAATACCTTCTAATTTAGCTATATGAATACGCTCGTGATAATCAGCTCTAATTTCTTCCCACTCTACTAATTCCATATTGTTTGGAATCTTATTAACCTTATCCCAAAATTTAATCTCTTTATCTTCCATTCTCATAAGGTCTTCATATGAATCTTGGTCTGTTTCTTTAAAAGGTATTCCAGATATTAATTCACATTCACCTTTTGTGAATATAGTTCTTTCTTTTAATTTTTCAGTTGTTTTCTTTGTAATTTTATCCTTTACCTTTACAATATCTAAAACTACTTTAGACCTAACATCTTCATTAAAGCAAACAAGAAGTGGTCTTACCTTTTTGTTAAACGCTTCTAAATAACGAGCAACATTATATTCGTCAGTATATAAACTATTATTTATATCAATAATACGTTCAGTAATTGATATATAACCTTCAGTATCTTTTTCACCATTTTCTTCCATAACTATAAGTGCTTTTTTAAGTACTTCTAATTCTTTTATATTTTCAAAGTCTTTCTCAATAGTTTCTGGATTAATCAATTTACAATTCAATTGAACTTCTCTAGTTACATTAGGTGGTACCCTATCTAATCCATTGTTAATATACCATTTTTCAAGTTGTTTGTTAGTCATTTTGTTATGGTAAATTGTTTTCAAATCACCATGAGATTTAGAAGTTCCAGTATTGATATAAAATAAAGTATCACCCAAGGTAACATCTAAACCTTCTCTCATTGCTAACTCCATATGAGCTTGTTTAGGCATTGGATTACCAGCTTTATTCTTCATTAGAGCCTTCTTTTTATACTCGGTTATAGTTGTCTTAATTTTAGCTTTTGAAGCCATCTTAACAAGCGGAATTTGATAATTATAAATCTTATCAACATAATCATAATAATGATTAACAAACGAATAACCATCACCATCTAATAACATCCTAATACCTTTACCTAAAAATTCCTCAATATAAACTGACATTTTTTTAGATTTAACAGAGTTACCAACCAACTTGATTTTACCACCAATATCATTTGCATAGTTTTTACGAGCAAAGTTAATTGTTGAGTTACAAATATCATCGATATCTAAACCCATACGACCCTCCATAAATGTTTCGTTGAATTCAGCCAATACCGCATCTAAACCAGTTAATTCTCTCCCACCATCTTCACTAGTTTTCCAATGTGAACCTTTAGCTAAATATTTTATTTCATCTATATTATCTGGTGATGCGAAGTTTGCCCCGTCAGTATCCATAACTAATGCTCTAAACCCATATTTTTCCGTAAAGTGCTTAATCATAAGTCGCAAATATTGACGACCACGACATGTTGTTTCCTCCGCAGAGTCAGTATCACCCCAGTTAAAAATATATGGTGCACCATATGAACCAAACCATGAGTTAGCTAGAATTTTAAGAGGTAATTGTTTCTTATCGTACAAGTTAGCTAAAGCTTTGTGTTCAATAATTTCTTTTTTGGTTGAATCAATTTCTTCTGTTGTTAAAACTTCACCATCTTTTAATTTAGCTTCTAATTTTTTAGCTTTTTTCTTTTCAGTTCCAGTCAAGAATTTAAACTTATCACGTGTATCAACAACGTATGTCAACATTCCTTCCATTACACCAGAAATATCCAAGTCTGGGAAAATCAAGTGAGTTAACTGAATCTTTGGGTAAAGTGCGGCAAAGTCTAACTTAACAACACCTCTTGCATAACCAACCTCTAATAAACGTGATAAACCACCAGTAAAATCTCTTTTAGGTAATCCAGCTGGTATTGCTAAACCATTTTCATAAGACCATGCAGCCATAATAAGTTTCCATTGACCAGCAGTACCCATTGTAGAACTACGCATAAAGGTAGTAGGTAACATTTTAGCAATAAGGAAAGATGCTTGGTTAAATATATTATCAATTTGTTCAGTTTCCCATAAGTCATCACAAAGATATCTCTGAACAATATAATCACCTTTAACTATTTTATAACCATCTTTTAATGGTTTTTTATCGGTAATAATATACCAATCACCATCAGTATTATTAAATGCGTATTGATTTTTTTTATCAGACCATGTTGTGTTTATTTTATCGCCAGGAACATACACACGATTTGGTTTTGCAATCTCTGAATATTGAGTTATATATTTCAAACCCCAAGATTTAATTTCAGAGTTGATTGCCATTGCTCTACGAACAGCATGTGAAATATCCATAATATTATAACCAAACATATGTGTTTGTTTATATTGTTCAGTTTCACCACCTAATTTAAGTGATGCGTCTTTTCTTTTAATTTTAGATATTCTATTAAGTGTAATTGCTAATTCAGTAATTGGTATTGAAAGTCTTTCAGCACGTTCAAATAAGAAAGGCCAGTCAAAGTTCTCAGAATTATAACCAGTTATAATATCTGGTTGCACCGCATCGATGATTTTAAAGAACTTTTCTATATTTTCCCTCTCACTATTACGTTTATCTATAGATGTATCACCTATAGTCTCTAAAACACCCTCCAATCCTTTATTATCACGAACACCAATCTGAAATATTGCGTTTTTACTAGCAAATAACCCCTCAGTCTCTAAGTCAAATTGAAATCTATGAACATCATCGTAATCATCCATTCCATTAAACAATCTTTTACCACTTTGGATAAGGTATTGTTCAGTAGGGCTAAACATAACAAATAAACTTCTATACATAGGTGATTTATCGTCATTTGGGTTTATATGTTTATCACTAAACACATCAACACCACCATCTTTAAAAAATTTTAATAAATTATTATAAGAATGTTTACATGTAGCCATGTATTTATACCCATTTTCCATACGGTCTGGTGTATATCCTTCTTCATTACTAGTGATAAGTTTTGTGATTTTAATACCATACTCTTTACATGCTTCCATGATTTTAAGTCGTTTACCACCATAAATCATTGAAGTAACGTCTTCTTTAAACCAAAGGAATGGTTTATAAATATCATCATATAAGTATTTACCCTTTTCTGGGTCGTTAATAACTAATGTAACTTTTGGTTCGTTATAATTTGATTCAATTGCTACAATGTATTTCTCTGGATTAGAACCCTGTAAAAAGGATTCAATAACTTCATTACTTACTTTTGTTTTTGATTTACTCATTTTAATTTATTTATTTAATACAAATGTACGAAATAAATAAATTAAAACAAGCAAAATAACTAAATAAAATTTAACTTTGTATATTACAAAGTTACTTTATTTTTTTTTAATGTGTCAATATAAATATTATTTTTTTATTGACCCATCTAATACATTCACATATAATTCCTCTCTAATAGGTACTATAAGAGTACCAGAACCATCTAAAAAATCTATTTCAAATTTAGCAACGTATCTACCAGCAACTGATGTTTCTTTTTGTGTGAATTGATATACTAAATAATATTCTTCACAAAGACAATTATCTTTAGGTAAGACTTCTTCAATGCCAGCTGCTTTACATGCAATTTTTTTAACACCTGTATCTATGTCAGTCATAGTAAATGTTATAACAGCATTTTGAATTTTATCGTGAAATTTATGAAAATCATTCCTTCCATCTTGGATTAATTCAAGTTTTAATTTATTTAATGTTGCGTTTTTATTTATAAAAAATTCCATATTTCTGATATTTTAATTTATTACTAAAAATTTTATTGTTGTTGTTTCTGTTGGTGCAACATAGTTAATTGTAAACGAACCAGTTTCCTCAACAACTGAATTAATTCTACAAGTCGCATCATTAGTCCCTAACTGACAAATAACTATACTATTTTCTGTTACCGAGTTATTTGTTACTACAAGTGATGTCGAACCAGCTAACACATTTACTTTACCACTAGTTTCATAATTAACCGCAGTTAATTGCGTAGCTATTTCAGATTTTAAAAAACCAAATGTAAAATTCTTCCATAAAGAATTAGCTACATCTTTAACCATTAACTTATCACCATCTTTTATCATATTGTAATTAACATCTAAATAATCGTGAATTTGAGCCATTTGATACCCGTTCTGAACTTTAACGAATATTTCACCAACAGTGGAACTAACCCTTGTAACTACACCAATATAAACAGAATGTAATGGAGATAAAGGTTCAGCACCATAAACTAAATTTCCATTAACACCAAGCCATACTGACCCACCTACTACACCACTAGAAGTGTTTAACCCACTAAACAATCCGTTTGTCACCACATCAACCTTATCGTTAACACTACCTGTTTTTTCAATTAACCCAAGCGTTTTACTTGAAGTAGTTTCACTTGTATTTGATGCTTTACCAGCCAATATATTTGTACCATTCGCACCAGTAACATAAACAGCTTGACCCTTGTTAATATTTTCAGATAATTTAACAGTTAATCTGTTAGTTAAATTTATATTAATATCGTTTATTTTTGCTATCTCTTCTTTTTCACTAGGTGATAATAAACCAGAATTCGTTGTTGTAGCTAGTGGTATGGTTGTACCACTTCCACTACTACTTTCTAATAAACCATCTGTCGGACTTGCAGTGTAAGTTAAATCTGTTGAACCTGTTAAACCTGTTGAACTTAATGTTGATAGGTCAATTTCTGATATATCACCATTTGATTCTCTTGATAATACCTTCGTTAGTGAATTATTTATTAGAGGTGTTGTGTTAATATTTAAATTTGAAACATAAGTGGTGTGTTGTTTTAAACCTGTTATATTTGAACCCAATACTATTGTAGTATTACCACTTGCGACACTATTCAACCCATGAACAAATGAATAATCACCATTAGCTATGGTTAATTTACCGCTAGATAAAGATGATTTACCATTAGCTAGTGTTGAATCACCTATAGCAAACGCATAATCAGCGGTTGCGTCAGTTGTCGTTGAATTATTAATCCTTATAGATTCATTACCACCATTTCCAATAATAAAAAGATTTACTTGTTTCGGTGTTGAATCACCAAAATAACAAAATAAATCATCACTATTCTCGCTAATAAAAAAACCATTATTAACACCATCATCTGGTAATTCTGTTATTTTACCTACATAAACAATATTACCTACTTGTTTTATTCCCATAATTATGTTACTGTTGTTATAGTTGTTACACTTGTTATATTATTTACATCTATGTTTTGATAAATTAAATGTTTACGTTGATTAAAATTATTTACGTATGTATCAGATATAGCAACATCGAAATCATAAATATAACCCCAAAAACCCTTATTAGGTATTTGATTTACGAATGTTTTTAAATTTATTTCAGAACCATACATTGTATTTGCGTTTTTAAATAAAGTAAGAAATGTATTACCACCAATTACAGAACTACCAGCTATTTTATTTATAAGTATATTTTGAGATGACATAAAATTAGTTAGATTTATACCATCATTTCTAAGTCCACCCACAATAGTATCAAGTAATGATGAATTACTATCTATATTTAACTGAAGAAATTCATTTGTACCACTAATAAAACCTTGACCGAACGAAGAATTTATAATAACACCGTAATTAGCTATATCTGTATAACCTAAATTATTAGAGTTAAATATTTTACCATTGTTAATTAAAGATATGTTATCTATTGATATAAAATTATTCATACTACCTTTATTAATTATATTAGCACTAGACATAACTGAGGTGTTATAAATATAACCATCATTAGAATCAATGAAAATAACCCCAGCAACACCATATCTTTGTGAATAATCTAAAAACACACTATTATTTAAATTATTAACCTTAAAAGTAGATACTAATTCTTTTGGTTCCCCAGAAATAATAGGTATAATATGAAAATCTTTAGCTAAAGTAGTACCTGTTAACCCACTCAAAGGTAATGATACATTTACTGAAAAATTACTTATATGGTCTATCAACGGTAATCTATTCCCAACAGTAACAGTTGGTGCTGAAGTAGTACCACTAATAAATGGATTTGATACTGATTTAGCGAAATCGGTATAAAAATTATTAATTATTGGTTCAGACATAATATATCTATGGTTAAGACTTATTGTTGGGTTATTGTTCGTACAATAATTAACATTTAATATCTTATAAATAGTACTACCGCTAGTCCCACTAAGTTCACTAAATTCCTTTTTATGTAAAAAACCATTCCAGTTAAAATCATCCATTTGGAATCTTCTATATCTTTGTACTCTCCAATCTTTATCAACAGAGATATTACCATAAACATTTTCCCTTTTTAATATAAAACCATTTCTATTAGCTTTAAAATTACCATTATCGTCATTGATTATTGTATCATTAAAATCATATTCTAATTTATCACCAATAAATGTTAAACTTTCAGCGTTTATTGAGAAATTCGAACTATCAATAGCTGTTAATGATATTTGTTCAATAAATGGAGCTGGGTTTTCAATACCAGACATTGACATGTAAGGTAACCCATCATGTACTTCAGTATTTAAAACACCAGTTGGTTTAAATACTGGTTTACCGTTAACATCATTAATAATTATATTATTTGGTATATTAGAATATCTTTGTTTTTCGAATCTAAGTTGGACACCTATATTTTGAGCACCAGTAAGTAGTGGTGAAAATTGTATATAACCAACATTAAAATAATTAACAATTGTAAATGTTTGTCCAGTTGTAACCGTAGAACCACTAGGTGCAAATACAACAGTAACAACATCACCATTAGCCGCAATAGTATTAGGTACGTTATTAAATTGAGTAAAATTAGAAGCTGAACCAATAACAGTATGAATTTGTTGTCTAGTACTACTATCAGAACCATTTACAATATATTTCGTTTGATAATCAGTCAAGATATATTTATTACCAGTTATTAATTTTTTTTCATTTTTTAAAACATTTAAAGTAGCATGGGTTCCACTATATATGGTATTTAAAGACGATAATTCAATTTCTGACACACTACCGTTTGATTCCCTAGACAATACTTTTGTTAGTGAATTATTTATTTCTGGTGTAGTGTTAATATTTAAATTAGCAACATATGCGGTATCATCCATTGTTGCAAATATATTACTACCACCTAATATTATACTTCTAGATACAGAACTATTAAATACATTATTGTTTCCTCCAACAATAGCGGAATTTGTATTTTCATTTAAATAATTTCCTTGACCACCAATAATTACTGAGTTATTTGAATCGCTTATTGAATTCCCCTCACCAATAAAAATACCAGATTCTTCAGAATTATCTACACTATTAATAATACCACCAATAATCGCTGAATTTTTAGAAGCGTCAATAACACTAGTATTACCGCCTAATATAGATGAATTATCACTACCAATATGTATTTTATGTTTACCACCACCTAAAATAGTTGATGATGTACCACTAGCACCATATACACCATCATTAGGTATAAAGTTAGTATCGCCACTAAAATGAACAAATGATAATTTTCCATAAGCAGTAACACCAACACCACCAGCACTTGAAATGTATCCACTGGCAACCGTACTATGACCTTTTGAATTTGAAAGCCCACCACTAGCAATTGTATTTCTTCCACTAGCTCTATCACCGTAAGAACTAGCCACAGTATTTGAACCGAAAGCACTTGAAAAATCACCACTAGCAACAGTATCCCTACCACTAGAAAATGATGCTCTACCTTCAGCTATAGCTCCTTCACCAATAGCTATTGAATAATCACCAGTCGCATCAACATTGGTATCATTTATAGTTTTCAATGAATGATTACCAGTAGAACCAGAATTCCAATAACCACCTTCTATTATTGTACCACCACTATAAGTCGGTAATGTAATTGAAATATCACCACCATTATATTTTTTTAATGTTAATACGTTATTATTAGTTATTGCTGTATATATAGAATCACCCTTTAAGATAATAAAATTACTATCAAGTTCACCCTGACTCAACACACTACCTTTATTTATATCACCATATGGTGAATTAGTTATCCTAAGTATTAAATTTTCCATATTTTATCGATGCTTTTTATTTATAAATATCTAATACATTTTAATAAAGTTAGAAAACGTTATGTGTTAACAATATTTATTTATCTTTTTTTAATTATATTTTTATAAGGTACCCAAATTATTCCAATAAAAAATAAGGATATAAATCTACCAGTTCTATATCCTTTACCTAATCGTGCCATACCTTTTAAATACTCCATATCAGCTTCCCATTTTGAAATAAAATTTAGTGATGCGTTTTCAACTAAATATCTATAATCATGCAGCATCGCATTCAAATCTAAATTAGGTATATCATCTAAATCTTTAACAATTGTAGCACCATCAAAGTCTTTTGTGTTTTTACAAAAATATCGGTATGCTTTAACGTAATTGTTAATTTCTTTTTCTGGTACTTCTTTTATTTTAAGTAAAGTCACAACTTTAGTTAATTTATTAAGCAACACAACTTGTGGTTGTTTAAAGAAACCATTTCGACTAAAAAACATTACTCTGTAATTGTAAATTGAACACCAACAGGTTCTTCATTCATTATTAATTTATTTAACAAAAAACCTATTGCCAACGGCTCACTTATTGTTATTTCAGGGTTATCTAGTGTACCTCCATTAAAATACCCCATTACTTTTTCATATGTCGGGTAACCATAATCAACTATTGTAAAATCACTTGGCATAACACCATTATTAGATTCTAGATAACCAAACATCGGTACTGTAATTCTTTCCTCTGAACCTTCTAATTGTGAATCATAATCAGGATTTGGTATTGACATTAGAGTAGTTTGATTTGACGACACAATATCATCTTCCATTCCCATAAACATCATTTCTTTAATAGATATGATAACTTTTTTATTGTTTTTAATACAACTCATTTCAAATCTTATTGAAAGAAATTTATCTAACCTCCTATGAGTTATTGCGACATCTTGTATAATTACATTATCAAAAGAACCTTGATTTTCTAAAGGTGATTCGTATTTTTGTGCTGTTAATTTCATATTTAATTTTTATTTATTTATTATTTTATATTAAGTTATAGTTATTGTTCTAGTTATACCACTAAGTCTTATTTTTAAACCAGTAAGTGTATTTGATTCTAACCAAACATCACCATCATTTGGTGCCGTTGGAGCTGAACCAACTCTTAATCTCATTAATGCTGATAATGTTGTTGACGGTGCTATATCTAAATTAGCCGTAGGTGTAGATACCCCAACACCAATCTTTCCACTTGTAGTTGCACCAGTTAACGGGTTACCCGTAACCGTACCATAAGTACCTGTACCAAACAAAACACCACCTAGATTTAATGAATTTACAGTATTATTAGGTAAACTAATATTTGTACCAATTATAATGTTATTTGGGTTAGTATTAGCATTGGTCATCCCATAACCAACCCTAAATCCAATAAAATTAGAATATGTGTTACCAGATGATTGAAAACCAGTATTAAAACCAATAAAATTACTTGCTCTATTATTAATTGAATAACCACCTGATGTATTACCTATAAAATTACTATTAAGTGCGTCATTTGCTTGAATACCAGCGTTATTACCGATAAAATTTGAACCCGTTACACCTGTCACACTATTACCAGCGTAATTACCAATAAAATTTGAAGTTGAAGCATTCCTTGAATTCTGACCAGCATTATTACCAATGAAGTTTGAGTTACTAGAACTTGTTGCACCAGAACCAGATTGTTGACCTAAAAAATTTGAGTTACTAGCACCTATCGCACCAAAACCAGCTTGATTACCTAAAAAATTTGAGTTAT